TGCTACTTCTCCTGTGAAACTTACTCAATCAGCAGCAGAGCAAGCAGCAGAAAGGCATGATACTCTTGCTGAGCTAAATAATAAGATAAGGGAGTTTGATGTTATTATTGAATATTTAGAGAAGGTAGAGAAGGTAATGTCACAGATGGGATTTGATGTAAAGAATGCAGTTGATATTATGAAGATGGAGCAAATGTAATGATATCGTTTGATTATAAGAAACCAACTACAAAGACACCATGCAAATTGGTGATGAAATGTACTGATAAAGAACTATTTGATCAGATACGTGAAAATTTTAGTGTAGAGAATACAGGTGCTAGGTTTGCAAGAAGGTATGCGCGATTTGCACCTCAACGTAAATATGTAATTACACCTACAGGTACTTGTGAGTTAGGTCTATATTGGTCAATTAGACAGTTTCTGATAAAGAATCAAATCAATACTGAAATTATTGTATCACCAGCTTTGACTAAGGCTATAAAAGTTGGTATTGATAAAGAAATGGTTCATGACTTTGAGTTTACCTTGCGTGATTATCAAGAAGAAGTTATTAGAAAAGCTTTAAAGCTAGGAACTGGTACTTGTGTTCTTGGAACTGGTGCTGGTAAGACATTCACTACTGCAGCCTTAATTGAAAACTTCTTTAGAGCAGCAGGTGATAAGGATACCTTTAAGTGTCTCATGCTTGTACCAGATTTAGGACTTGTAACTCAAACGTATGATGAGTTTATAAATTGTGGTACTACATATAAACTTACTAAATGGACTGGTCAGACTAAACCAGACTTTACAGCCAATGTAATTATTGCTAATATAGGTATTATTCAAAGTAGATTTGAAGATAATGAATGGCTAAGACATATCGATCTACTCATTGTTGATGAGTGTCATAAAATTACAGCTGGTAATAAGATATCAAAGATTGTTCAACAGATAAGAACTCCTAACAAGTTTGGCTTTACTGGTACATTACCAGAAGATGATCTCAACAAGTGGTCAATCATTGGTAAGTTAGGTCCTGTTATTTATGAGAAGTCTTCTTATGAGTTAAGACTTGAAGATCATCTTACAAATGTAGTTGTAAAGATACTCAATATTAGTTATAACCCTGCACCACACTTTTCTGGACCAAATGGCTATAGGGATGAGCTTGAATACATCTATGAAAGTGATAGGAGAAACTCTTTACTACAGAAGCTAGTTGGTAAGTTAGATAATAACACTCTTATACTTGTTAACCATATTGCACATGGTGAGGCTCTTGAAGAATACTTTAGTAAATTAAAAAATAAAAAGGTGTACTTTATTAGAGGTTCTGTTGACGTAGAAGAAAGGGAAAAGATTAAAAAGATTATGGAGCGAGAGTCTAATGTTGTCTGTGTAGCCATTAGTGCAATCTTCTCTACAGGGGTTAATGTTAAGAACATTCACAATATTATATTTGCAGCGGGTGGTAAGTCATTTATTCGTACAGTGCAATCAATTGGTCGTGGTCTTCGAAAGCATGATGCAAAAGACAAGTTGGTTATCTTTGATATATGTGATCAACTTAAGTATGGGCAAGCACATTGCGACAAGCGTAAGACCATCTATGATAAGGAGAAGATCAAATATACAGATGTACAACTTTAGTAGTTGATTTATCTTAAGTAGATAGTATAATTATTTAATAATATGAGTAAAGAAGAGTATTACATTAAACCGAAGGAGTTCAAAGCGAGCTTACAGAAATATTATGACTCGGATATCTTAACTGACGACCTTGCTGAAAATATTAAAAAGATTGCTTATGGGTTGTCTTATAATGGTAGCTTTATTAACTATTCATATAAAGATGATATGATTGGAGATGCACTTATTAAGATGTACTCTGCACTTAAGCATAAGAAGTATAAGTTTGAGAATAACTCAAACCCATTCTCTTACTTTACTACTATCGCTTATCATGCTTTTATTAATCGCATTAAGAAAGAGAAAAAGCATCATCAAGCTATTACAAGCTATAAGGAGAAAGTATATGAAGAGTATATGGCAGATCCTAATAACACACAAGGTACAGTGTATGTAAAACCAATTGGTACCGAGCATGATTCCGACTATTAAAAAACCTAAGGTAGCGATCTTTTCTGATCTACACCTAGGTGTTCACTCTAATAGTTCTGACTGGCATAATTATGCAGTTGAATGGGCTCATTGGTTTAGAGATGAGTGTCGATCTAAGGGAATCAAAGACCTAATTTTTGCTGGTGACTGGCATCATAATCGTTCAGAGATATCTGTAAACACTTTGCAAATATCTGCTGATATATTAGATATACTTTCTGAGTTTAACTTAATTGCTATTACAGGTAATCATGATATCTACTATAAGCATAGAACAGATGTTAATTCATTATCTATTTTTAAGAATCGTAAGAATGTAACAGTACTTGAAAAGTACGAAACGTTAGAAGCATTTGATAAGAAGATATCTTTCTGCCCATGGAATACATCAACGAAAGATATTGAAGAGAGTGATTTAATTGTTGGTCATTTTGAGATTGAAACCTTCAAGATGAATACATATAAGACTTGTGAGGAGGGTGTTAAGGTCAAGGATCTTCTTAAGAAGTCAGAGCTAGTAATTTCAGGTCACTTTCACACTAGACATGAAAAGAAGTTTGGTGCTGGAACTATTCTATATGTAGGTAATCCATTCCAGATGGACTTTGGTGATGCTGGTAATCAGAAAGGTTATCATATTTTAGATCTTGATACTATGGAGTATGAGTTCTTTGCAAATAATATCTCACCTAACTACAATAAGATTAGTTTGAGTGATATGGTTCAAGCAGGTGAGATTACTCCAATCATAAGAGCGAAGTTTACAAATAATATTGTTAAGGTTAAGATTGATATGAATATATCTCAAGAGGATATGGACATACTTCAACGCACTCTCTCTTGTCTTAAACCGGAGGTATTGACTTATGATTATGATATTAATTTTAATAGGATCCTTGATAATAAAGAGGATATTGAAGACTTATCTGGTGTAGACATCGAGCAAGCCATCGAAGAGTTTGTAAATTCTCTTGAACCTTCAAATAAAAAGGCTATAATTGAGTATACGTTAGGTTTGTATGAACGTTGTAAGGTATGAAGCAAGTTAATTTTAAGAGGGTAGCTATTCAGCATTTTCTATCTGTTGGTGAGGAACCGGTAGAGGTAAAGTTTGATAAAGGGTTACATGTTATTACAGGTGAGAATAAAGATAAGCCTGATAGGAGAAATGCTATTGGTAAGAGTACTATAGCTGACTCTATTTACTTTGCTATCTTTGGTGATACTCTTCGTGAGCTCAAAAAAGACCTTATACCTAATAACATTACAGGGGGTAAGACTCATGTTGAGCTAGATTTTGAGGTTATCACACCAAGTAATACACGTAACTTTAAAATTGTAAGACATCTTAACCCTTCAAAAGTATATCTATATGAAGATGGTGTAGATAAGACTAGAGATAGTATTGGTAATACAAATAAGTTCATTTGTGATATGACAAGTGCTACACCATCTATCTTTCAGAACTGTGTCATTATGACTGTGAACAATGCTGTTCCGTTTATGGCGAAGAATAAGATTGAGAAGAGAAAGTTTATTGAAGATATCTTTGGCTTAGAAGTCTTTAGTAAAATGCTAGCACAAATACGCACCGAGTATAACGAGATTAAGCGTGAGTCGGATATTGAAGTAACAAAAATGCAAGAAGTAAAAACTACTCTTGGAAGTTATAACAATCAGAGAGATAGTATTATTAATCGTAGACAAGAAAAGAAGAAGCTTTATTTAGAACGTAGAGAAAATAATATTAGAGATAAAAAATTATTACAAGAAGACTTGGCTACTTTCGTTGAAGGTGATACAGATGCTATTAAAGCAAAAATCGATGACTTGTACCTTAAACGTGATACTTGTGAAGATAAGATTAGTGAGTATGTTGGTGATATAGGTGAAAAGAAAGCTGAAGTAACTCATACTAAATCTACCTATAGTAAGATTGGTACTGATGAAGCAGAATGTCCTGTATGCTTACGTCCAATGGAAGAGCATGATGTTGAGCATATGGAGGAGGAAAAAGAAGCTCTAAGAGTTAAGATGCAATCAATGGTAGAAAATATTAAGGTTGTTAATGCTGCTCTTACTAATGCTAAAGAAGTAAAGACTAAAGTACAAGCAGCTATTAATGGACAAACAAATAAGCTATCAGAGGTTAAGTTAGCTAATCAGAAGCGAGCAAATATTAATCAGCAGATTGCACAGATCAAAGAATGGGAGAAAGAGTTAGATATTGATCTAGCAGCTGTTGAGCAAGGTACTACTGACTTTGATGATCTGATTAGTGAGACTGGAGCACGACTAAAGGATATTCAGACGAAGGTATCTAAATTTAAGAAAGAGTTAGCTAAGTTAGATATTGTTAAGTATGTTGTATCAGAAGAAGGAGTTAAGTCAGTAATTGTAAATAAGCTACTTGAGTTACTAAATAGTAGATTACTACATTATCTTCGTAAGCTTGACTCTAACTCTATTTGTATTTTTAACGAATATTTTGAAGAAGAGATTATTAATGAAAAGAATAAAATATGCTCTTATTTTAACTTTTCTGGAGCAGAGAGAAAGGCTATGGACTTAGCCTGCTTGTTTACTTTCTCTGATTTGAGACGCATGCAAGGTGGAGTTAAATATAACTTAGCTATTTATGATGAATTATTTGATTCCTCTTTTGATGATAAAGGTCTAGAACTAGTTACCCAGATACTACAAGAACGCACAGAAGAATTAGATGAATGTTCAATAGTAATATCTCACCGTAAGGAGTCAATTAAAGCTGCTACAGGTGATGTTATA